CACCGTCCCAGGTTGCCCAGGCCGTCCGAGAAGAATTCGGCATTGAGCTGACCCGCCAGCAGTGCGAAGCGCAAGACCCAACGAAGCGTGCTGGGAGAGATCTGGCGAAGAAGTGGGTGACGCTGTTCCACGACACCCGCAAGCGCTTCCGCGAAGAGACAGCAGATATCCCGATCGCCAACCGAGCGTATCGACTTCGCACGCTTGGGCGCCTGGCTGAGAAAGCCGAGAACATGCGAAACATGGCGCTGACCGCACAGTTGCTGGAGCAGGCCGCGAAGGAAGTCGGCGACATCTACGTCAATCGGAACCGGAAGGATGAGCCTGACGACGAGCCGGCAATCCCGACCCGCATTCAGGTCGACGTAGTGGATGCGAGGAAGCCGAATGCCGAGCCTTAACGTTCCGCAGTCTCGGTTCCTCACGCTACCCCACAAATTCCGCGCATTCGTTGCTGGCTTCGGCTCAGGGAAGACCTGGGTGGGATGCTCGGCACTGTGCAAGCACTTCATGGAGTGGCCCGGCGTCAACGCTGGCTACTTCGCACCGACTTACCCGCAGATCCGGGACATCTTCTACCCGACGGTTGAAGAGGTGGCCTATGACTGGGGGCTGAAGACCAAGATCAACCAGGCGAACCATGAGGTTCACATCTACAGCGGTCGGCAGTATCGCGGCACTGTGATTTGCCGGTCGATGGAGAAGCCGCAGACGATTGTTGGTTTCAAGATCGGCCACGCCCTGGTGGATGAGCTGGACGTGCTGACGTCGATCAAGGCTCAGCAGGCATGGCGAAAGATCATTGCCCGGATGCGTTACAACCTGCCCGGGCTGAAGAACGGGGTCGACGTAACCACCACGCCGGAAGGGTTCAAGTTCGTCTTCCTCCAATTCGTGAAGCAACTGCGCGACAAGCCGGCGCTCAACGAGATGTACGGCCTGGTGCAGGCCAGCACGTTCGACAACGAGTTGAACCTGCCGGATGACTACATCCCGTCACTGATGGAGTCGTACCCCGAGCAGTTGATCCGCGCTTATCTGAATGGCCAGTTCGTCAACCTGACGTCTGGCTCGATCTACCACGCGTACGACCGCAAGCTGAATCAGTGCTTCGACACTGTGCAGCCTGGTGAGCCGCTGTTCATCGGTATGGACTTCAACGTCGGCAAGATGGCTGCGATCACTCACGTCAAACGCGACCAAGGCTTGCCTCGGGCTGTTGATGAGCTGATGGATGGCTACGACACGCCGGACATGATCCGCCGCATCAAGGAGCGCTACTGGCGCCACAACGGCAACGACTTTGAGAAGACTTGCGAGATCCGGATTTACCCGGACGCCTCCGGTGATTCGCGCAAGTCCGTGAACGCCAGCGTCACTGATATCGCCATGCTCAAGCAGGCAGGCTTCACAGTAATCGCGCCGGCGGCCAACCCGCCCGTGAAGGACCGGATCAACGCCATGAATGCCATGTTCTGCAATGCGCAGGGTGAGCGGCGTTACCTGGTCAATCCATTCACATGTCCGACCTATGCAGACGGCCTCGAACAGCAGATCTGGGCGCCCAACGGAGAGCCGGACAAGAGCCAAGGCAACGACCACGCCAACGATGGCGGCGGTTACTTCATTCACCGCGAGTACCCGATCGTTAAACCGGTCACCTCAATGAAAATGGGAGTCGCCCGATGACGGACGTCACTTTTACCCGTCCCGAGTACAAGGCGGCGCAGTACCGCTGGCGCTTGGTGCGCGACGTCTGCAAAGGGTCGGAAACCATCAAGGATGCCGGTGACCGATACCTGCCACGGCCGAATGCCTCTGACGAAAGCAGTGACAACAAGGCTCGCTACGACGCGTACAAGAAGCGCGCCGTGTTCTACAACGCCACCGGTCGGACGAAACACAGTCTGGTGGGGGCGGTATTCCGCACATGGCCAACGCTGACTGTTCCCGGCGCTCTCGACTACGTGTCGAAGGACATCGACGGGCAGGGTGTGAGCATTTACCAGCAGTCGCAGTCGGTCATCGGGCATCTGCTCGAAGTCGGTCGGCACGGCTTTCTGGTGGATTACGCCGCCGTCAAGGCTGGCACCGTGAGCAGGGCGGACGAACTGTCCGGCCGCGCCAGGGCGAATATCGCCAGCTACCCGACCGAGGCAATCATCAACTGGAAGACCCGCCAAGTTGGCGGTCAGCACCTGCTGAGCTTGGTCGTTCTACGCGAGACGGTCGACGTCGATACCGATGATGGGTTTGGCAGCGAACAGGTTGTTCAGTATCGGGTGCTGCGCCTGGATGCCGCCGGCGTCTATACGCAGGAAGTATGGGAAGAGGGCTCCAGCGAAACGACAATGACCATCGCGCCCTTTACTCCGTTGAATGGCCTCGGTCAGCCTTGGCGAGTCATCCCGTTTCAGTTCCTGGGCAGCGAGAACAACGACACAAGCATTGACGACTCGCCGCTGTACGACATGGCCGAGGTCAACATCGGCCATTACCGAAACAGTGCGGACTACGAAGAGGCAGCCTACTTGGTGGGCCAGCCTCAACCGTGGATGGCGGGCCTTGATGAGCAGTGGCGCGATCACATGGAGAAGAACGGCATCTTCCTCGGTTCTCGTGCCCCTTGGCTGCTTCCGGTAAGTGGCACTTGCGGCGTCTGGCAGGCTCAGCCGAACACAGTCGCCAAAGAGGCCATGGACAGCAAGAAAGAAGACATGGTGTCGCTTGGCGCCCGGCTGATCGAGCGCGGTAGCGCGGTGAAGACCGCCACCCAGGCTGACAATGACAGCGCCGCCGAACACAGCGTGCTTTCCCTGGTGGTGAGCAACGTTAGCGAGGCCTACAGCCAGTGTCTGGTCTGGATGGCTGAGTTCGTCAACGCTCCCGGCGAGGCGCTGTACAAGCTCAACCAGGACTTCAGCCAGATCAGCCTGGACGCAACGATCCTCTCCGCACTGTTCAACGCAGTGCAGGGCGGCAAGCTGCCGGCGGGCGACTTCTGGCAGTACCTGCGCGATCGAGGGGTTATCAATCCTGAGAAGACCGACGACCAGATCCGAGATGAATTGGAAACAGAAGGCCCTGGGCCTGCCCTGGACGACACTGAGGTAACTTCGAATGGCGGCCAACCAGGCAATCCTTGATGCGACGATCCGGCACGCGGTCTTCCTCGAGCAACTGAAGTCAGGGGAAGTCGCTAAGTTCGGGCCTTTCCTCAAGGAGATTGACCGCTCGATCCGTGAGCGACTGACACGGGCCGACCTGACGGATTACACCGTCGCCCGGCTGGAGCGGTTGCTGAGTGAGGTCGATAGCCTGCTGCTGGGCATCTTCGACCGGTACAGCGAGAAGCTGAATCTCGACCTGATCGACATTGCGAACTATGAGGCCGAGTTCGAAGCAACCAGCCTCACACGGGCGGCACCGGTTGGAGTCTCGTTTGATGCCGCGGTGCCTGGTGCTGCGGCAATCAGAACGGCGATCCTCACCAACCCGCTCAGTGTGCGCGGTGCGGACAGCGGCAAGCTGCTCAAGTCGTTCATCGATGGCTTCACCGCCACCGAGCGACAACGCCTCACGGGCACGATCCGGCAGGGCTTTTTCGAAGGCCAAACCAACTTCCAGATCATCAAGAACATTCGCGGGACGAAAGCGCTCCACTACAACGACGGCATCCTGGCCACGACCAACCGGAACGCCGGCGCCGTGGTGCGGACGGCGGTGCAGCACGTCGCCACCCAGGCGCGTATGGAGACGCTGAAAGAGAACTCCGATGTCGTGCAGGCGGTGGAGTGGGTCAGCACACTGGACTCCAAGACGACCAGTCAGTGCCGATCGCTCGACAAGCAGCGCTTCAAGCTGACTGAAGGGCCGCGTCCGCCGATCCACATCAACTGTCGCTCGACGGTTGTGGCGGTGACGCGCTTCAGCGCTCTGTTCGCCAAGGACGCCACGCGGGCATCCATTGGCGACTCCGGCGCCCAGCAGGTGAGGGCGGAGCTCTCGTACTACGACTGGCTCAAGCAGCAGCCTGCAGCGTTCCAGGACAAGGCTATCGGCCCCGTCCGCGCGAAGCTGTTCCGCGAAGGCGGCCTGAGCATTGAACGATTCTCCGAGTTGCAGCTTGATCGCAATTTTGCCCCGTTGACCCTTGCTCAGATGAGAGCGCTTGAGCCCTTGGCCTTCGAACGCGCTGGAGTCTGAGCGCCAAAGTACGCCCAGCAAAGCGCCACGGTCCAAGTTGCAGCCGCGACGATCGGTGGAGTGACGAACACAAGGAAGCACAGAAGAAGAATTGCTGTGAGCCTTTTGTGTTGGCGAATCGCTGCTAAACCAGCCGGAGCCATAAAGAGGCAGGCAATCAGGAAAACCGCAAATTCGTTTGGCGTGACGTGCATCGAAAACTCCAGGTTCCGGTGGTGGATGCCTCAAGGGTAACGACTCTGCAAAAGTTTTCACGCCAAAACTAGGTCTAGAAATTCCATCCGCAGGCAGGGCCTGCACCTACGTCTCTGGGAGACAACCAATGCTGAAATTCCAACTGGATACCCTGGAAGGGGTAGATGAAGCCGTGCGCGCTCTTTACACCGAGAAGGACGGCAAGTTCGTACTCGGCATTGAAGGTCTGCCGCAACAAGAAGATGTATCCGGTCTGAAGGCCAAGGTTGATGAGCTGCTTGGCGAGAAAAAAGCTGCCGAGAAGAAGGCACGCGAAGCCGAAGAGGCGGCGCGTCTTGAGCGGGAAGAACTCGCTCGCAAATCCGGCAACGTCGAAGAACTCGAACGTTCCTGGTCTGAAAAGTACACCCGCCGTGAAGCTGAGCTGAACGGCATGCTGGAGCAAGAGCGTGGAACGCTGAGCAACCAGATCCGGGATCTGACTGTCGGCCGTACCGCTACTGATATCGCGTCTGCCCTGGCAATCCCGGGCAGTGCCAAAGCCCTGTTGCCGCACATCGAGCGCCGTTTGAGCGTCGAGCAGCGCGACGGGAAGCCTGTTGTGGTCGTGCTCGACCAGCAGGGCAAACTCTCGGCGGCAACGCTGGATGAGCTGAAAGCAGAATTCGCAAACGACGTGGCGTTCGCGCCATTGATCGCGGGTAGCAAGGCATCTGGCGGCGGGGCCGGCGGTGCTGGAGGTGGCGGCGGGGCCGCGAAAGGAAACATCGGCGGTACCAAAGCGGAGCGCACGGCGGCAATCGCGGCCCGGTTCTCTGATCTCCCCCTAAATTAAGGATTTGACCCATGTCCCTGTCTCAAATGCAGGTTTTCAACGATTACATCATGCCGGCGACTCTCGAGACGCTGGATCAAATGCTGGAAGCGTTCAACGCAGCCAGCAATGGCGCGATTGTGCTGTCGCCGAACGGCTTCACCGGCGACTTCTTGCAAGAGTCGTTCTTCCAGAACCTGGGAGCCGCTCAGCGCCGTGTTAACCGCTACGGTGCCAACGCCGTGGTGGCGCCAGTTGACCTGACCGAACTGCAAGACACCACCGTGAAAGTGGCCGGTGGTTTCGGTCCTATTCGCTACGAGCCGTCGCAAATGACCTGGCTGCAGCGTCCGACTGCACAGGGTGTTGAGGTTGCGAGCCGGGCATTCGCCGAAGTGCTGCTGAAAGACCAGCTCAACACTGCGATCGCTGCGCTGGTGGCGGCCATCACTGCGCAAGCTGCTGCGGTTAACGATGTGTCGGCCACCGCCGGCATCACCCAGTCCGGCCTGAACAGCGCACACGCGAAATTCGGTGACGCAAGCCAGAACCTGGTTGCTCAAGTCATGCAGGGCACCACCTGGCACAAACTGGTCGGCCAAGGCCTCGCCAACCCGAACAACCTGTTCCAGGCCGGCAACGTTCGCGTCGTCGACATCCTCGGCAAGACCTCGATCGTCACCGATGCGCCAGCTCTCGCTCAGGCCGGTACGCCGAACAAGGAAATCATCCTGGGCCTGGCAGCCGGTGCCGCTCTGGTGCACGACAACCGAGACATCATCTCGAACGTGCAGACCAACAACGGTAACGAGCGCATCACCACGACCATTCAGGTGGACTACACCTTTGGCCTCGGGATCAAGGGCTACACCTGGGATGTGGCGAACGGCGGCAAGTCTCCATCCAGCGCCGCGCTTGCGACTGGCACCAACTGGGACAAGACCGCAGCCAGCATCAAGGACACCGCCGGTGTGGCCCTGATCGGCGACGCCTCCAAGTAACCATTCAATGACTGAGCCGGGGCATAATGCCCTGGCCCAGCGGAGTGACAGTGATGACTGACAACAACATCTGGTATCTGCCGGGACCGTTCCACCGCTATGAAGATGACGTGAAGGCGATCGCCAAGAAGGCAGGTCTGATCATCATCGATGCCAACGTGACGGAAGACCGTGGCGGTGAAGTCGAGAAGCCGCCAAAGGCTAAACTGAAGG